ACTAACTTTTTGTCATTCCAAAATATGTCGCCTAATGTAGTTGTGCCACTTGTTTTTTCTCCAAGTGTTAACACATAAGTCATTGTTTGATTGTCACTGCTTATTGCGGCATCTGTTATTATACCGTTTTGGAAAGCATGACCATATACTACAGGGACTCTATAACCTGTGTTAGGTGATAACTGGACCCTTGTGCCAGCATTTAAACCTGTGTTGCCTGTTGGGAAATCCGGCATAAGCATTTTGCCTACACCTTTGCCTACACCATATACTATAGCACCGGTAAGCAATGCCGCCGCGGCTTGAGCCGCAAGTATTTGACCACCAACAAGTGAACCTGCTGTTGTGGTTATTGCCCACATAAAGTAGTTAAATGTAGATGCTATGGCTGAAAATATTGCCATTTATTTTTCTCCAAATACATAGTAAGTCTCTATAGGAGACCAACCACGTTTTTCCAAGTTGATTTTAGGAGAGTTTTCTAATAATGTCATAGTAAATGTACTTATGCTACCTTTTTGTTTCATTTCTTCCCCTATTTTTGTATATTCTTTAAGTAATCTTAAACCCGCACTACTATCTCTGTAGTTAGGATTTACCCACCATACAAGTTCACTCATTATTCTCATATTAGGCACCCATATATCGGGGGTTACTACTGCCATGAATACACCTGCTATTTGTTCTTTTTCTTGTGCTATAAGTAACAGTCCTCCTGTCCTTACAGCATTTAAAACTTTTCTTACATGATGATCGTTGTATTGGCCTGCTTCTACTTTTAGTTTGCCTAACGGTTGTTGCTCCGCAAACTGTTTTAAAACGTCAATAACGGCATCATCATCTGCCTGTGTCGCATGTCTTACTATCATATCTATATATCCTCATTATCTTCTCATAGCGGCTTTACTACCACCGCCTCCAGTACCACCACCGCCGGCACTACCAGTTGTATTATCTCCATATCCTTTACCAAAGTCAAATGCTGTTGACATTAGTGTTGCTACTCTATCCCAACTGCTGTCAGTAGGAAAGTATTCTTTCATACCTTGTTCGTTTGTTTTTCTTCCTGCGATCTTGTTTTCTAAAATGCTGTTGATATTACTACATTGTAAAGTAACACTATGATAAGCATCTTTGCTAAACTGCGTTCTATTTTCTGTGATACTATAGTTATGTATAATACCTTTAAATCTTGTATATACTGTTCCGCCTTCTAAACTACCGTCAGCGGCAATAAATCCTCTCATTATTTCTATTGGAGCACCTTTAACTTTGCTGTTTAGCACTAAACTAACATAATCTTGGTCTGTGGGTATGCCACTAAACACTACTCCAATATCACTATTGCTAACACGCAACTCATCTTTAATGTCTGTGAGCCCTACTAAACTACCTAATGCTGTATAACTGTTACTGTCTACTGTATACGGTTTATATGTGTTTGCTATGTAATATGTTGTGCCTTCTATAGGTCCTAACTTAACAAATATAACTGATTGTATATTAGTTGCGCCTACTACAGGTGTTATTGTTGTTGCCATTAAAGTATAACCTCTACAAACTGAAAACTACCATCAAATGTAAATAGTTTGCCGGGGATTATTGTGTGAGTAGGCATCTTTAAACATTTAACATGAAATGTACAGTTGTTGGCTACGTTTAAACCTTGTCCTACTATGTTTACACCACCATCACTTGTTGATGGGAATATTAATCTGTTAACATCAACATTTACTAATCCTAATGCTATGTCACTGCCAAATACAGTTGTTTTTACTTGATAAGTGTATCTGCTGTTAGCAGGTTGTATATAATCACCTACTTCAAATATTGTATCACTTGCTTGTATACCTGTAGTGCCCGAGGTGTCTAAAACAAATCTATTACTTGTAGCACTCGATATACTTAAAGCATTTAAGTTAGCACTACTTATAGTTCCTGCGTAACCCATTATGTAACCCATGCCTGCGGTGCTACTAAGTGTTATTTCTTCTTCTGTTGTTCTGCCTGTTGTTTGTAATACCTGTAACATTGCTCTATTGGCGCCATTCATTTCAAATGCTCTGCCTACTGCTATGTCAAACATGTATATCATTGGTCCTCTACTTGCTGTTTTTAATCTTTGTGATCTACTCATCACAGCACCTGTAACAGGATTATTGTTTATTGTAATGTTTGTGGCATTATTTACTATTGTTTGAAAACTCATTAAAATCTCCTACCGCTTGGTAAAGTGTTTGCGCCTTTTGTTACTACAGCATGTAGGAACTGAGGATCACTTGCTACAAGGCTTTGGAAACTTGGAGCATCCACGGCGTTTATGTTGTAGTTAACTGTTGTTTGGGCACCGCCTAATGAGTGATTAGGGACAATGTGTCCACTACCACTTGGCACCATTAACTCCGGCCCTTGTTCACCTACAAGGTAAGGTTTGTTTTTCATGACCGGCCCACCCATTGCTCTTTTCTTTACACTTGCTATGTCGCTACTTGCTCCAAAAGATACACCATAACCAAAGGCGCCAAATATACTGCTTATTAATGCTCTTACAACTGTAAGCCTTATTGCTTCTGCTATAACTTCTGTGATTACACTTTTAAAGAAGTTTTTAAAACTGTCTAAAGCACTTTCACCTTCTATAAGAGCATTTGCTAAATCATCGCCTAATGCCATGCCAGCCGATTCAATAGATTCTTGGAATGTAAAGAATATTTGCTCCATAGGTTTTACTTTGTCTTTTAACTTTCCTAAAAGTTCTTCTGCCTGCGTTGAACTTATGCCCAATAACCCAAGTTGTGTTTTTATTTGTTCTATTACATTTTTATATTGTTGTAATCCTTCAACCTTTGATACTGCTTCGTTTATTTCTTCAAATGGTGTAGCATCTACTTTTGGTTTTGTTTTTCCAAACATTCTATAGATTGTGTTAAGATTTTTTTCATATTCTAATATTTGACTATTTGTTTTAGGATCACCCATTAGTTCGTTTAATCTTGCTATTGCGCCTAAAAAGTTTTTATCTTCATCATCACGAGTCATGTCACCTAACTTTAACATAAAGTTAGTTATTTCTGTTTGTAATGCTTTTGTTTCTTTGGCGGCGTCGGCTGCCTCTTTTCGTATTATGCTTATAGGATGATCGTCCGGTAAAGTTGGCCCTACAAATAAGTCGTCTATAGTTTTGTACAACTCACTAACTCTTTTTTCTAACTTATCTAACTCTTTTTTATCTCTGTTTATAGCCATTAAGTCTAATAAGAAACTGCCCTTAAGATCGGGGTTTTGTATTCTTAACTGTAACTCTGTTATTTTATCAGTTATGTCATTAATGGCTTTTATAGTAACTTCTTTGCCTTGACTGGCTATTTTTCTTATGATGTCCGATTCTTTCATTTCTTGGATACCACTAATAGCATTTTGAACACCTTTAAATGCTAAAAATAAACCTACAGGGCCTGCTAATACTAAGGCCAAGTTTCTGCCTATCAAGATCATTTGCCCTAACTTAGTTAAGAAAGGTTTAGCAACTGTAGTAAAGCCAAGTAGTCTTGAAGTTGTTACAGAAATACTTTTTCCAATATTTTTAAAGTTTATGAAAAACTGTGATAGTGCTGTGGCACTTGTTGCCGCACCTTTAGCCACACTAACAAAGCCGGCTGATATACCTACAAAGCCTTTTCTTAATACTACCGCACTACCACCTATAAACAATAATGCTTTACCAAATGATTGTATTGCTTCACCACTACCACTTAATCTTTCTATAAAGTCTGCTAAAGTAACTAAACTTTTTGCTATACTATCAAAAATACCTGTGCTATCTGCTATTGTTTCTACTAAACCAGCAAAACTTGTTTGAACTACAGTAAATCCTTGTCCTATTGTAACATCAGTGTTACCAAAAGCCTCGTCAATACTGCCTTTTGCTTCTTTCATGGCTCTTACAAAAATATCACCTGTGATTAAGCCTTGACTACCAAGTTCTTTTAACTTACCAATAGGAACGTTTAGAGTTCGTGCTAAGGCCCTTGCTACATCCGGCAAACCTTCTAATATAGATCTAAGTTCATCACCTTGGAATCTACCACTTTGTAGTGCTTGTCCTAACTGTAGTAACGGTCCTTGTGCTTCTTGAGCACTTAATCCACTTGCTGTAATGGCTTTGGATACTGACTCTACAATGGTTGCTGTTTCTTCACTGGTTATACCAAGTTCATCTTGTGCTCTTGCTATTCTAAAGTATAAGTCACCAACACCATCTAAATCACTACGAGAATCAATGGCTATTTTTCTTATTCTATCAAACTGTAATGCTACTTCTTGGGCATTTGGATTTAGTGTTAACAGTTTGTTTTTTAAGTTAGTAATACTATCGCCAAACTGTATTATTTCTCTTACAGCAAAGGCACCGGCTAAAGTTTTTAAAATATTACTTGTTTTATTACCAGCAGATCCTAAACCATCTACTTCACGTTTACTGGTTTTAATACCTCTGTCAAACTGTTTACTGTCTAACTCTAATGATACTCTTATGTCTTTAGCCATTTTATATTCTCTTTATTAACTTATCCACGTGTTTAGCCATATACCTTAAGGTAGGTTCAGTAAATCCTTGAGGTGCCTGTTTACTGCTACCTGCGTCTAAGGCACCGGCGTACGGGTAATCACTGCGGATTTTATCTCCGCGTAACTTTGTTTTATTACGAGCATTACCACTCCTTTTAGGAGTATTGGCTTTGAGTTCCCTTTCAGCATCATTCAATAACTGATCCGGCACTTTTTTAAGTGCTTTCATCCTTCTTTGAAATATTTTGCTGTCTATTTTCATGATTCTCTTTTGCCTTATCTGCCGCTTGTTTTAGTGCGTCCATATCATACATTTTTTCATCTATACTTCCGCTATCTTTGTCTCGTTGATATTTTTCATATGTAAGTGCTACGTCCATAACACTTAAATCAAAACTATCTCCTTTACGCAACACTTCTGTTGGTAACTTGCCGTATCTTTTAGCAAGTGTATCCAACATTAAAATAAAGTTTGTATCACTGTTCCCCGGCTTAATAACGTGGTTAGTTACTTCCCCAAATGTTCACTTACCTTAGTCATTGCTTCTACTAATACTTCAAAAGGTAACTGTTTGTCTTCAGTCAT